CAAAAACTCTTTGAAGAGTTTTGAGATTTGTTCAAAGAGATTTTCTCCCGGCAAACGACAAAAACTCTTTGAAGAGTTTTGAGATTTGTTCAAAGAGATTTTCTCCCGGCAAACGACAAAAACTCTTCAAAGAGTTTTGAGATTTGTTCAAAGAGATTTTCTCCCGGCAAACGACAAAAACTCTTTGAAGAGTTTTGAGATTTGTTCAAAGAGATTTTCTCCCGGCAAACGACAAATTCTCTTCAAAGAGATTTGAGATTTGTTGAAAGGGATTTTCTGCCGGCAAACGACAAATTCTCTTCAAAGAGATTTGAGATTTGTTGAAAGGGATTTTCTGCCGGCAAACGACAAATTCTTTTGAAAGAGATTTGAGATTTGTTGAAAGAGATTTTCTGCCGGCAAACGACAAATTCTTTTGAAAGAGATTTGAGATTTGTTGAAAGAGATTTTCTGCCGGCAAACGACAAATTCTCTTCAAAGAGTTTTAAGATTTGTTGAAAGAGATTTTCTCCCGACAAACGACAAAAACTCTTCAAAGAGTTTTAAGATTTGTTGAAAGAGATTTTCTCCCGACAAACGACAAAAACTCTTTGAAGAGTTTTAAGATTTGTTGAAAGAGATTTTCTCCCGACAAACGACAAAACCCCTTCAAAGAGATTTGAGATTTGTTGAAAGAGATTTTCTCCTGGTAATTAACCTAACAACTCTTTCAACTCTAATTTATCGGCTTTGGCTCTATTGTGTTTACTTTTAATAAATATCAAATCATCCACGTTTACCCAAAATTTTTTATGTGTTGTCCTGGTACCCAGCTTTGCCCTTTTCCCTTTTAGTTCCAATAGTACAAACCTCATCGCTTTATGATTTTGCCAAACCCAATGGCAATTGCACCCCACCACTAACCTCATAACTCAACCTCCAACCCTGTTATTATCCTATAAACCCCCCTGGTCAATTCCACATCGTATAAAGCGTCGTGTAAACGCCCTGCGTTTACTTCTATACCCAATTCCATTGCAACACGTTTAAGTTTAAAGCTTGGCATGTTTACTCGCCTAGCGAGTAAGTATTGGGCTGCCAAGCTCATCACATCAATTTCGCTCTTCCAAAACCAGGAGTCAAAAAAACTATCGTTGTTCTGTTCGAACCAGGCACGCAAGAAAGTGCAGTCAAAATGTGAGGCATTGAAACCAATTAGGAAAGCTTTGTCTTTAGGATTATACTTGTCAATATATTTACGAAGTGTCCTCGAAAATATAAAGTGTGCCTGGTTCATTTCCGGGTAAGCCAAAAGCTCTGCCTCCGTCTTATTACAAATCTTAAGTGCTTGTGTGTCCAGTTCAGCTTTCAGGTGTGGCCTTGTTTTTATGTCGAAGGTTTCGACAACTCCGCCGTCAATTTCTATTAGCCCGGCGATTTGGTGCACCGAATGTTTTTTAACATTCAGACCCGTGGTTTCTAAATCAAAGAATATTTTTATCATCTTGTCCGTGCTTTATATAATACTGCACTTTTAGTCCTGTACTTAGTTTTGTTTTGTAAAAAACCCGCAACCATATAAGGCAGCGTATTATAAGGTAAAGAATACCCGTAGTTCACCCCTTTTAAATTTACAGACCCTTTTTCAAAAGAAACCCCCTCCGATAGGTACCCTAACGTATTAAGGAGTTCAATACTTTGTTCTACCTCGGTTTCCATCACAGCGAGACCCTTAAGCGTTTTAATATTCCGGCTTGTTTCTTTAGTCGAGTAATCCAGTATTAAATTTAAATCTTTTTCAATTGTTTCCATAATTTTTTTTCTACAAAGATAAACATATTTATCAATATAACAAATATTTGGTATTTATGATAAATTGATTTATCTTTGCGATATGGAAAACATGTTAGGCAAAGAAATAATGATACGCAAGATAATAGGCTTGCAAGTAAAAAAGCAACTGCGAATTAAATTCGTAACCTCGGACAAAGCCGCAAAGCTCGCAGGCATCACGCCCTCCCAAATGTCTTCGGTCATCAATGGCCGGAGCAGTTACACAATAGATACTTTAACCAGGATAGTCGTGGCCAACAACCTGGATATCAGGTTATCTAAAGATGTGTTTTATGAAGTCTAAACAGGCAAGGGACGCAATAGTCTCCGTAATCGACGACCAGTTAAACCGGGGTTTAACAAAACCCGTACAAGTGTTTAAATACAATAGTGCAAACAAAAGTATTTTTGAAACCTTGTCAGGTATGTTGGAAAGGCCTTTAACCCTTTATCATCAATTATATTTAAACGAACGTAAAATAAAAAGTTTGGAAGTGTAACTTTTTATATTATCTTTGTCTCAAAAAGATGAAGCTATTAAACAGGATTAAAGAAAACCGGGGGCGCCTGGACATTACCCAGGAACAACTCGCCAAAAAGGCGGGCGTCTCACGGGAAACCGTAGGAAGGATTGAGAACGGCAAAAACGCGGACTTGATTACAGCCATGGACTTGGCTGATGCATTAGGCGTTAGCCTAATAGACTTATTTTATCGTGAAAACTAAATATTGATTATATGAGTGAATTAAAATTCGAGGGGTTGATAGACACCTCCGACCCTAAAGAGGTCAAAGCATGGCTTGCATTCTTTCAAGTGCTGGCAGGTGAAGAGACTGCGAAAGCAGCGCCAAAGAAAAGGGCAACTAAAAAAGAAGTCGACTCCCCAGACACAACCTCTGGTACTTTGCAGGAAAAAATAATTGTTAAAGGCGAGACCCATGCGGGGGCCGCAGAGTTTGACGAAAACGTTTTTTCAATCGACGAAGTAAGGACTTTGGTAGCTGCGAAAGCAAAGGCTTACAAAGTTGAAATCAAAGCGAAGCTTGGTGAGCTGGACGCTTTAAACGTTTCGAAGCTCGAAGCTGCAAAGTATCCGGAGTTTATGGAATTCTTAAACGCCTTAGCGTAATGGCAGGGCCTAAACACAGTGAAAGGGCTCACGCCCTTTTAAGTGCTTCGGGTGCTTCCAGGTGGCTTAACTGCACACCCTCGGCAAGGCTCGAAGAGGACTTCAAAGACCCGGGGAGCAGCGTGTTTGCTGCCGAGGGTACTTTGGCACATGAATTCGGAGACCTAAGTCTCCAGAAAGCTGCGGGCATTTTAAATGCCCGGCAGTACAGGGACAAAGTAAACAAACAAAAAAAGCATGAACTCTATAGCCCGGAGATGGACGGCGAAGTTCAAAAGTATGTAAACTTTGTTTTGGAAGTTTTTGCAATCGCAAAGAAGAAAACACCCGGCGCCGTTCTTCTCATAGAAGAGAAAGTAGACCTGGGCGCTTACATTGAAAAGGGCTTCGGTACCTGCGATGCAATTATCATCGCGGACGGGGTTATGGATGTGATCGACCTTAAATATGGCAAAGGCTTGAAAGTTGATGCAGACGACAACCCACAACTTAAGCTTTATGCCCTTGGCGCTCTGGATGCTTTTGATATGATGTACGATATTGAAACGGTACGTTTAAATATTATGCAGCCCCGTTTAGATCATATTTCAACCTGGGAAATTTCTGCAAAGGATTTAGTTCAGTGGGGCGAAGGTATTGTGAAACCCAAAGCTGAACAAGCGTACAAGGGTGAAGGCATACAATATGCGGGGTCTTGGTGCAAATGGTGTAAAGCCAAAGCAAGGTGTGCAACCCTGGCAAGCCAAAGCTTGAAAGTTGCAAAGCACGAATTTAAAAGCCCACACTTGTTAACAGATGAACAGTTGTTGACTGTGCACAAAGACAACCCTATGATAGCCGACTGGATTAAATCCGTTGCGGAATACCTTCTTAAAGAAGCTTTAGCAGGCAAGAAGTGGGCGGGGTTGAAACTCGTAGAGGGTCGAAGTAATCGAAAATGGAAAGACGACGACAAAGTAAAAGAAATTCTCAACTTGTACGAAGACTCAGAAATTTTGAGTTTGAAACTTAAAGGTATAGGGGACATTGAGAAGCTTGTCGGTAAAAAAGATTTTAATGAACTCTTAGGGGCTTTGGTAATCAAACCCGTAGGCAAACCTACATTAGTGGACCAAAGTGATAAGCGCAAAGCCCTTGGTATCGAACAGGCAAAAGAAGATTTTAAATAATTTAAAAATAAAACAAATGAGTGAAACTAAAGTAGTAACCGGCCCAGGCATAAGATTTTCTTACGCCCAGGTTTTCGAGCCCAAAGCAATGGACGAAAACTCCGAGCCGAAATACAGTGTAACCCTTCTTATACCTAAGAAGGATAAAGTAACAATTGCGAAAATCGAAAAAGCAATCAAAGCCGCAGAACTCGAAGGCAAGAGTAAAACGTTTGGGGGTAAGATTCCAAAAACTTATCGCTATCCAGCGCTAAGAGATGGGGACGAAGAAATGCCTGACAAGGAAGAGTATGAAAATTGTTTCTTCGTAAGTGCCAAAAGTTCAACAAAACCGGGTTTGGTTGATGAAAACACAAACGAAATTATCGACCGTTCGGAGTTTTATTCGGGATGTTATGGTCGTGCCAGTATCAATTTTTACCCTTACAACAAAGGGGGTAATAAAGGTATTGCTTGTGGTCTTAATAACCTTCAAAAACTGGAGGACGGCGAAAACTTAGGAGGTGGCGGAGCTACGGCTGCGGAAGATTTCGGGGAGGACACAGACGATTTGATGTAGTGGTTAAATCAAAATAGTAAAGCCCCCCTTGATAGACTGCAATAACGTCTGGGGCTTTACTTTTTATTACTTGGGGTTGTGTAGAGTTTAAGCTGAACTTTGCAAGGATAGTAGGGTTCGAATCCCGCCAACCCCACTTTACTTTTTATCTTAGGGTTGTGCAAAACTGGGCAGCTTAAAAAGCTGCGTGTTGCGCAAGGATGGGCGGAAACGTCCCCAGGTTCGAATCCTGGCAACCCTGCAAAATTAAAAACATTAGGGGTAAGGTTCGAGTCCTTTGGGCAGTTTAGTTAACTGTTTAATGCAAAGACGTAACCGTCATGAGGTCGCAACCCCTAATTTTAAAACCGCTACATTATGAAAAATTTACACATTGACATTGAGACTTATAGCTCCGTAGACATACGCAAAGCCGGGGCTTATAAATATATTGAAAGCGAGGACTTCGAAATATTGTTAATCGCTTATGCTTTTGACGATGGGCCTGTAAAGATTATAGAAGTGATCCCAGGATATCATGCACCTCCCGTAGGAGAATTTTCAGAAGCTTTGGTAAACCCAAACATAAAAAAGCATGCACACAATGCAAACTTTGAAAGACAGGCATTTAAAAGAATAGGTTATGAAACCCCCGCAAGCCAATGGCATTGCTCCATGGTCAAAAGCGCTTATTGTGGCTTGCCCCTTTCTTTAAAAGACGTTTCCAAAGCCCTGGGCTTAGGGTCTAAAGGAAAGTCAAACACAGGTACAACTTTAATAAATTACTTTTGCAAACCTTGCAAACCTACAAAAACAAACGGGGGCAGGTTGCGAAACCTACTGGAACACAACCCCGAAAAATGGGAACAGTTCAAAGAATATTGCATACAAGATGTAGAAACGGAGCGGGAAGTAACCCGAATACTTTCGGGTTATGAAATGCCAGAATCCGAAAGGGAAAACTATCTACTTGACCAAGAAATTAACGACCGGGGTATTCTAATAGATTTAGAATTTGCCAAAAATGCATATGATACCGACACCCGGCGCTCCAAGTATCTGCTCGAAGAAATGATAAAACTGACAGGTTTAGAGAACCCGAACAGTCCCGCCCAGCTCAAAAAATGGCTGAGTGAAAGGCTAAAAAAGGAAGTAACAACTTTGGCAAAAGAACAATTGCAGCCCCTTATAGATGAAGCCGGGCCCGGGATTGTTTCGGACGCTCTAAACTTTCGCAGAAAACTTGCCAAGACAAGCACTAAAAAATATAATTCAATGTTGAATTGTGCTTGCGGTGACGGGAGAGCTCACGGGCTTTTCCAGTTCTACGGGGCAAACCGTACAGGGCGTTGGGCGGGTCGCTTGGTGCAATTGCAAAACCTGCCGCAAAATCATTTAAAGGATTTGGATTTTGCCCGGGGCGCAGTCGCTTCAGGGGACTATGACACAATTACGATGCTATACGAGGATATTTCTTCCCTGCTCTCGCAATTAATCAGAACGGCTTTTGTTGCTAAACCCGGCCACGTTTTTGCTGTTGCCGACTTCTCGGCAATCGAGGCACGTGTTATCGCATGGCTTGCGGGGGAGACCTGGAGGATGGATGTTTTTAGAGGCCATGGTAAAATATATGAAGCTTCGGCTGCTATGATGTTTAACATCCCTATCGAGGAAGTTACTAAAGGATCGAAGTTAAGACAGACCGGGAAGGTTGCGGAGCTTGCCCTGGGTTTCCAGGGCAGCGTCGGGGCACTTACCGTGATGTGCGAAGCTTACGACATCGAGATGGAAACCGTCGAAATGAAAAACATAGTTAAAAAGTGGCGGACAGCAAACCCCAACATAGTTTTACTTTGGAAAGAAATAGACGAAGCCGCAAAAAGAGCTTTAAAGACTGATGAAATTATATGTACAAGGGGTTTAGAATTTGAATACGACGGCAAAGTCTTAACTATTAAATTACCTTCAGGAAGAAAATTATTTTACCAAAGCCCATCTTTCACAGTTAACAAGTGGGGGCAGACTTCGATAAAGTACAAAGGCACGAATCAAGATACAAAACAATGGGGCTGGGTGGACACTTATGGGGGCAAACTTGTTGAAAACATCGTGCAGGCCATTGCCAGGGATTTGTTGGCTTATTCCATGCAAACGCTGAGAAGTCATAACTTTGAAATAGTTATGCACGTGCACGACGAAGCCGTTTGCGAAATAGGAAGCTACGGGGCGGAGGACGACTTGGAGTTAATGCTGGCGTATATGCGCAAAGCCCCGGACTGGGCAAAAGGTTTACCTTTAGCAGCCGACGGATATTTAACACCTTATTATAAAAAAGATTGAGATATGAAGTACATGGGTAGTAAGAATAGAATAGCAAAATACATTTTACCTATTGTTCTACAAAACAGAACTTCAGGACAATGGTACGTCGAGCCTTTTGTTGGAGGTGCAAACCTTATCGACAAAGCCGAAGGTAACCGGATAGGGGCAGATATAAATTACTATTTAATTGAATTGTTAAAAGCTTTGCAGGGGGGTTGGATCCCCCCAAAAATAATAAGTGAGGGACTGTATAAATGCATAAAGAACAACAAAGAAATTTTCAAGCCTGAAGTAGTTGGGTTCGCCGGTTTTGGTTTAAGCTTCGGAGCTATGTGGTTTGGGAGCTATCGACGGGATAGCGTGGGGGAAAGAAATTACCCCCTGGAAGCTTTCAACAACGCTATTAAGCAATCCCCAAATTTGAAAAATATAATCTTTAAAAATTGCAGTTATTTGGATTTAGAAATACCGCCGACCAGTATTATTTATTGCGACCCGCCTTACCAAGACACTACAAAATACACAGCAAACAAAAAGGAACTGGACTATCCTAAGTTTTGGCAATGGTGCAGAGACAAAGGAGATGAAGGTCACGAGGTTTATATAAGTTCGTACGAAGCGCCAAACGATTTTGAAGTCCTTTGGGAAAAAGAAATAAATAGCAGTCTAACAAAAAACACAGGAGCTAAAAAAGGATTAGAAAAATTATTTTTAGCTCCGCCCCTTTCTATACTATGAATCAGGACAAAATAATTAACATCGCAACCGGGCACTCCGCCAAATCAAGGATTTGGAAAAACAAAAAAATCAAATGGTCGGATTTAGTCATCAGGCTAAACGAAGAAAATAAAACCAATGAGACTTTTAAGGAGTTCATCAAGGCCACGAAAGAAGAACAGACAAAAATAAAAGATGTAGGGGGCTACGTGGGCGGTTACTTGAGTGCGGGGAGGAGAAAGCCGGAAAATGTGGTACACCGTCAATTATTGACTCTGGATATAGATTTTGCAAGTTTGGATTTCTGGGAGGTTTTCTGTTTGCAATTCGACATCTCCGCAGTAATACATTCGACACACAAGCATTGCGACTCCTCCCCCCGCTACCGCTTGATAATTCCATTATCAAGGGAGGCTACATCTACGGAGTACGTGGCAGTCGCCCGCAGGATCGCCGGGGGCTTGAACATTGAATTATTTGATAATACAACTTTCGAGCCAAACCGTTTAATGTTCTGGCCATCAACACCGAAGGATTCGAAATACTATTTCGAAGAACAAAAAGGGCCTTGGTTGGATGTGGACGAAGTTTTAAATTCTTATCTTGACTGGCAGGATTCCAGTTTGTGGCCAACGGCCGCGAAGAAATTCCAGGAAATAAAAGACCAAAGCAAAAAGCAGGAAGACCCCGAAGAAAAACGGGGCATAGTAGGGGCTTTTTGCAGGTCTTACAACATCGAAGATGCCATTAACACTTTCTTAACAGAGGAGTATGTTTCTGCCGGAGAAGGCAGATACACCTATTTGAAAGGAACCACGGCGGCGGGGTTGATTATCTACGAAGATAAATTTTCGTATTCGCACCACGGCACAGATCCGACAAGCGGCAAACTGTGTAATAGTTTCGACCTCCTTCGTATTCATAAATTCGGGCACCTCGAAGGCAAAAGCTTCAAAGCGATGGAGGACTTTGCCAGGAAAGATAAAAAAGTAAAGAAAACAATTGCAAATGAGAATATAAACTCCGCCCGTTATGACTTCGCCGAAGCTGTAGAAGAAAACATAAACGTAGAATGGGCGGAAGAAATGGAGGTGAATGCAAAAGGGGATTACACTTCCATAGCTTCCAATATTAATTTAATATTGGCCAACGACGAAAAATTAAAAGGGAAATTTCGACACAATAGTTTTGATAATAAAAGATATGTGTTCAGTACTTTACCCTGGCGGATTATTAAAAAACCCGAACCTATTAAAAACGTGGATTTTTCTGGGGTACGGAATTATATAGAAAGTATTTATGGGATTTCAGGCAATCTAAAAATTGACGACTCTTTAGCTTTGGAATTCGAAAAAAAATCTTTCAACCCGGTTACCGAATTTTTAAATTCCCTAAAATGGGACGGTATTAAAAGGGTTGATAGTTTGTTGGTAAATTATTTTGGGGCCGACAATAATATTTATACGAGGGAGGCAATCCGTAAAATGTTAGTCGGGGCGGTTGCAAGGGCTTATCGGCCCGGAATCAAATTTGATTTGGTATTGACTATAGTAGGGGTACAGGGCACGGGTAAAAGTACTTTCATCAAGAAACTGGGAAAGGACTGGTTTTCCGACACTTTCATGACCGTGCACGGCAAAGAGGCCCTGGAACAGATACAGGGTGTTTGGCTTGTGGAAATGGCAGAGCTTGCGGGGCTTCGCAAGGCGGAGGTCGAATCCGTAAAACATTTTATAACCAAACAGGAGGACACCTTCCGCCCCGCTTATGGTCGGGTAGCAGAAACTTACAAAAGGCAATGCGTGTTCTTTGGCACGACAAATGATAAGACTTTTTTAAAAGACCCCATCGGGAACCGGAGGTTTATGCCAGTTGACGTGATGCCGGACGAGGTGACAAAGGATTTATTTTCTATAGAGTTTGACAACTCGATAGACCAAATTTGGGCGGAGGCTGTAGAACTTTACAAAGCGGGGGAAAAATTGTTTTTAGGAAAAGAGGCGGAAGTAATCGCAAACAAAGAAAGGGGTCTGCATTCAGAAAACGACGACCGCAAGGGGTTAATAGAGATGTATTTGGACACTTACACACCCCAGAGCTGGAAAGCCCTCGATATCGACGCCCGCAGAATGTATTTAGAAACTGCGGAAGAGGACTTCCTCGATGGTGAATTAAAAGAATTTGTTTGCATCGCAGAAATATGGTGTGAATGCCTGGGCAAAGAACGCTCCGAGGTTACCCGTTACAATACCAAAGACATTAACGAAATAATGCGAAGCCTGAAAGGCTGGGAGGAGTCCCGGTCAACCAAGAATTTTGGATATTATGGAAAACAAAAATATTATAAAAGACTTAAGACCTGAAGATATTGAAAATTTAATTGATTTTTGCAACAGCTCGGCGTATTCTGGGGAGCGTTGGTGTTTTCACAATGAATTTGAGCAAACAATAAGAGCTAGAAAAATAATCGATGCTATTAACGCAGGGTTAAAAACTAAGGGCAAACTGCAAATATGAACTACCTAATAACATATTCTACATTAGACAAAGCAAGCAAAGTGCTAAAACAGGGCAAAATGAGAGTTAAGAATAAACTCTCAAAAGCCCATGCAAAAGCAAGTTTGGAAGAGTATTTTGAAAGGAAATTAATTGGTTTTCGCCAATTAATAATTTACGAATGTAAAGAAGTCAACAAGTTGATTGAATTTATGAAAGAGAAGTTTAACGTAGAATTAAATTTAAACTGATCATGGATAATTTAAGAATAAACAATACGCCTGCTGTAAAAATCAAAGCAGAATTGATAAGGGTTTACGGAAAAAACATTCTTATGGATTGTGAAGGGGACGAAGTTTGGTTCCCTAAAGACAGGATTGAAATAGATTCCGCAGAAAGCACAATGTTAATCGAGGAGTGGTTGTATAAAGCTATAGTAGAGGAGGGTAAATTATGACAGGACTACACGAAAGGAACAATTGTATTAACGTTTGTTCGGGAATCGAGTTTAATTTTAAAAACCCCACTCCTGAAATGATTAATATAAATGACATCGCAAAGGGTTTAGCTTATAAACCCCATTTTGGAGGACATACCCCCGAATTTTTCTCAATTGCCCAGCACAGCATGCTGGTAGTTAATATGCTGCCGCATAGCTGGAAAGAAGATGAGCCGGATATTGCTTTGGCAGCCTTACTCCACGACGCTGCGGAGGCATATATCGGGGACATGTTAAAACCCATTAAAGAACTATTGCCCTTATTTGATGAAATCGAAGACAAAATTATAAAAGTAATATTTGATAAATTCAATATCGATATAGATTATTTGGCAGCCATAAAAGAATATGATATCAGAGCGCAGGAAATGGAGTTCGAGAATTTTTATAAAGGGGCAAGGCGCATACATTATCTAAGCCCCGGCGCCGCCCTAAATACTTTTCTTAGATATTTTAACACTATTAATACATCAAGGGAATGATAATAGAAAGTGAAAAACTTTTAGAAAGGAAATTAAGAGAGGCTCTAAAACTCAAAGGAGGCTGGGGTTTAAAAATCCTATCAAACCACATAAAAGGTTTACCGGATAGGCTTTGCCTGTTGCCGGGTGGGGTTGTTTTCTTTGCTGAGATAAAGACGACCAAAAAGAAAACGGTCAAGATTCAAAAGTTTATACACAATAAACTCAGAAACCTGGGCTTTCGTGTTTACGTGATCGACACCTCGGAACAAATAAAAGAAATAATCGAGAATGAAATACAGGGGAGCCTTTAATTGGTTGTTTATAACATGCTTTGGTTTGGTTTTTAACGATTTAAGATAATATAGTTATGGAAGCAAAAACACTATTTGATTTAAAATACGGATATTATAGGAATATATTAAACAAACCTGCAATACCTTTAGAAGCAAGGCAGTTTATATTTAATTGTATGGAGGCCTACGCCGCACTGCAAATTAAAAAGTCAACTGTGCCTGTAGGACAAAGCGAGCAGCTATGTTTACAATGCAAAAAAGAACCCGCAACAAAAGGCATAGGGGCAATATGAACGAATCCAACCTCCACCCCTACCAGCACCGCTCCGTTAACCATATTATAGATAATACCCATTCGGGTCTATTTCTCGATATGGGCCTAGGGAAGACGGTTTCCGCTTTGACAGCGGTAAACATTTTAATGTTCCAAGAATTTGAGATAACCAAAGTTTTGGTTATCGCACCCAAAAGGGTGGCTGAACACGTTTGGACTGATGAAGTCGAGAAGTGGGAACACCTCCAACATCTGAAGGTGTCCATAATAGCCGGAAACGAAAAGCAAAGAAAAAAAGCCCTGTCTGCAGACGCAGATATTTACACGCTTGGCCGGGACAACGTCGCTTGGCTTTGCGGCTTATATGGGGGTAACATGTTGCCTTTCGATATGTTGATAATAGACGAAAGCTCCAGCTTTAAGAACCCGAAGTCCTTAAGATTTAAAGCCCTCCGGGCGGTGCAACCCTCCTTTGAGAGGATTGTGTTATTGACGGGCACACCCGCACCTAACAGCCTAATTGACTTATGGAGTCAAATCTACTTACTGGACAGGGGGGAGCGGCTTGGTAAGTTCCTGACGCATTACCGGGAGGAGTACTTCCGGCCAAACCAACGGAACGGCGCCGTGATTTTTAACTATAAATTGAAAGACCAGGCAAACGAAAAACGGATACACGATAAAATCGGGGATATCTGTATTTCTATGAAGGCGAAAGACTACCTGGACCTTCCTGGCCGGATAAACAACTACATCAAAATAAAATTCCCGGAAGAACTACAAAAAAAATACGACGACTTTGAAAAAGAACAAATACTTGACCTTTACGGGGACGGGGAAGAGATAACCGCCTTAAACGCCGCTGCACTATCCAACAAGCTTTTACAGTTCGCAAACGGGGCGGTTTATGATGAAAACAAGGATTGGCACGAAGTCCACAGGCTTAAACTTGAAGCCTGCAAAGAACTGATAGAAGACGCCGGGGGCAAACCTGTATTGATTGCCTGGACATACAGACACGACATGTACAGGCTTAAAGAATATTTGAAGAAACACAAGCCCCGGGAATTAAAAACGGGCCAAGACATAAAAGACTGGAACACCGGAAAAATACAAGTGATGTTGATGCACCCGGCAAGCGGGGGGCACGGTTTGAATTTACAATCTGGGGGAAATATAATCATTTGGTTTGGCCAAACCTGGAGTTTGGAGCTTTACCAACAATTAAACGCAAGACTTGACCGACAAGGTCAGAAAGAAATAACTGTGATAAATCACTTGATAAGTGTTAAAACTATTGACCAGGACGTCGTTAAGGCTTTAGAGCGCAAAGGGCGAACGCAGGAGGGGCTAATGTCTGCCATAAAAGCCAAAATAGATAAATATGTTAAAAAATGTTAAAATTATTATAAATACTTGGTATTTATAATAAATAGGTTTATCTTTACAGAGAATTTAAAAACAAAAAAAAGATGATTTTAGAATGGAAACTTGAATCCTTAGAACAGATGCAATTAGTGGTTAAAATTGCACGAAGGGCTATTAAATTAGGTGATGTATACACTTTTTTAGATATACAAATGGATCTTACAGCCTGTCATTTGAATGGGAATCCTTTAGATTTTGAACGTTTATTACTTTCAGAAGATATTGATTTTAACCATGATATATGTGGAATACATGTGAATATTAACAGAGATACGGGTAAGTTAAGCAATTGCTTTTTACCTAGATATTCAAAAAAGTAAATTATGAGGAGAAAAATATTCAACAATTCAGGGATTAAGCTAAAAAAGGGCCAAGCTGTCCATGTAGATAAAATAGGAACGATCAAAGGCGTCAACACTTCGAAGTTTAAAAAAGGAGACATATTAATCTTAGACCCGGACAAACCTGGGACGCTTAAAGCTAAACAAAACATGAAAGCCGACGCCTGGACCGCAGGATTAATGTTTTTAGGACACATCCTTATGATTTGTTTCTGGGACTATTACGAAAATAGTGTTCCTTATAACATAATGTTGATTATATTTGCCCTAGCGGCTTGGTTTTTCTCGGGCCGGGTAATAATCCATAAAATTGAAAAAGATGCCAAAAACAATTAATTTTATCTTTTTATTAATAGTACTGGTATTGTTGCAAAGACTGAGCTACTCGGTACCCAAGGTCTGGGCTTACAACTTCGGCCTGTTTGCGGGCATTTTTATACAAGGGGCTTATTCCTTGTTTTACATAGAAATTAAAAAATTTTTCGAATCATGAAATTAATTTATATAATATTAATGCTTTGGGTTTTGTCCTCTTCTAAAATGGGCCGACCCACGATAAGCAGGGCAAAGGCTTTTAATATCCAGATAACCAAAGAAAACATTAGGGTTAAGAGTACTTTCCCGGACTGGGAGGTAACCAATACCGAAAACACTAAAAAGGGCTTAAACGAAGGGTATTATGTTGTACTACCTGGAATATCTTTTGAATATAAAATAACTAAATATTAAACTTGGAAATTATGGGAAAATCTAAAGGGATCAAAACGAGTAAAAGCGGGTTTTATTGGGTTAATATCATATTAAGCACCGGAAAATACAAATTGGTTATCGCCGAATTAATTGACAAGGAGGTAATGCTGTTCCGTGTGTGGTCTAATAGTTCAGTCATAAATACCGAGCCTAAATGGACACACCCAAAAGAAAAAAACGGTTGGGCATACCTGGATTTATTCGAAGATGAAATAAACGAATTTTTTAACTATATTTATTAGCTATGGCAAAAACGAAAGTGAATGTAATTAATGAGCACCCAGACAAAACCGGGGAGCGCAGGTGTGGGGTATTGGATATTGATACCCAAATCGTTAAAATAAGTAACAGGGTCGAAAAGCCTTTGGCTTATTACGAAGATAAAGACCCAAACGGGGTAGGTTTTTTTGAAACCCGAAGCAAAGGAAAAATAATCCAAAAAACCGGAAGGTATGAAAACCCTTAAACTGAAAAACAATTCCGTAAGAGCCGTAACCCTGCAAATGTGGGAGTATACGAAGAAGGGCTGGGAGGTGGTTAAACACCCGACCCTGAATTGGCGGGGTGTTTGGGTTTGTAAACTCAAACTTTAAGGCAATAGCCTGATAAAATATATTTTTTATCAGGCTATTCCATGTTTATTTTTTTACGTTTCCATTTTTTCCGCCTTCGCATCAATGAAAACTTTTCAACTTTGCCCGCCGCCCATAATAAAAAGAAACCGGATATTATGAATATTAAAGGCACGACAGCCCCCTTTATTATATCAAGGATGATATCCATTTATATATTTCTATTCCGTTTCTAATAGAAGCCCAATCATAAGCGTTATAAGCGCCCCAAAATATCAACAGTGCGACTTTTTTATGATCTTGTAAATATTTTAAACTAGATGTAACTTTTTCCAAAGCAGTTACCCTCCCATTCGTTAAATCTTGCTTTTTTATTATCTCCTCCCTTTGAGCAATGGATGCTTTATTTTGAGCTGCATTCTCAGCCCTGATCAATTCAAAGCCTTTTTCCAGAGCTTTACTTATTGCCCCAAAACCTGCATGCATCTCAAAAGAAATACTATCAATGTCTTTTTTTAGCAACTTGTGTTCCAGTTCGTCTATTTTCTTTTTATCCTCCATTTATTCACTCGCTAAATCTTCAAAGATAAAAGAATCCGCATTAGCTTGCGCCTCGTGCTTTTTAACATCAACAATAATATTTTCTAATGAAATCCGTTCCAATAGCGCTTTTATTTCTAAGCCTGTCGGGTTTTCTGGATCAGCCGCCTCTCCTTCCTGTATCCGGTGTTTGTAAGTCGCAATTATGCGAGGAAGTTGAGCGTCTGGTATTGTAACTGTGAATTCTGCCATGTTTTTTTATTTTAATAAGTTAAATCTAAAAAGCAATCTAAATATTCAAAATCGCTTGAAGCCTCCGAACCTATAGGGGCGGTATCCTCCTCGTCTTTTTTATGCCTGACCATTAAAATTATATCAAGTCCCCCGTTTAGGGCTGTCTGAATTACTGAAATACCTCCGGCTGTTAATGGTATTTCTAAACGTTTTGCTAACCCTGTCCCTACAATTGTGCCCTCGGTAGACATTATTCCAGAACCCGGATAGTCAGAACTCAGTAAAGGGTTAGACGCCCCTGTATTCTTGACATACCCGGTGGCTATAATGTCTCCCGAACTCTGATTCACGGGAAGTATTAATTTTGCCGCTGTAATTGTACCAACAGGGTCACCTGAAAAGTCAAATCTGAAAAAAGCCCTTACTATTATATAAAATCCCCCTGTCAATTCGGCTGCGAAAGCGGAAGCTGCATTAACTGTTCCGGTGGCCGCTCCCCGTGCATTCACCCAGCTAACATTTGCATTATCTATGTGTCTTTTGCTATCTGAAAAATCACTTGTAAATTTATTTGTGATTAATCCGTCTCCCTGTTGTATAATTCCAAAATACAAACTCATAACTTTATGCTGATAAATCCCCGACTAATATCCAGACATTTGAACCTCTGTGATAAGCAGAAGCTCCCCCATATTGGCTTGATAATTTTGTATTTCCGCCTTTTGATTGCAATGTACCAGAAGCGGCAATTGTTATAATACCCGCACCTACGTTAATCAAATCGACTTTGTAACCTATTGGCATAGAATTAGGTAAAGTGACCGTAAATGTACCATTACATTCTACTATTTTATTTTTATGTGTGGCATTAAGGGTTGTATTCGCTGATAAAGAAACTATATTTGTATTATATGAAACGTGCCCATCCGTATGTATCACTAACTGATCAGCATTCCCTTCCGTGAAAATATGTATTGGCATAAGAGTATCTCCCGCCTCCTCACTTTGGAATGCATACGCTCCTAAAGCATTATCCCATCCGAAAATAAGCCTGTGTCTCACGGAAAAACTGCCAGGCAACCCTTTGCCTACTATTTGTATATTAACATTGTCCGAACCGTCACCATCATTAGAAAATAAAGCTAGACTCATCCCTGCTCCAGCGCCCTGCCCTTGTAAAGCCAAAGAAGGCCCTGCTAATAAATCCGTAAATTTATACGTTTGTGTCCCGTCTACAGGCTTGATGGAAAGACCTTTAGTATCCGTGAAAGCGATAGCGGTAGATCCTCCCGGGCCATAAAGTGTATTGACTTTAAAGTCCACAACTTCATTTCCGCTCGGATTAATGATTGTTTTTAATGCCCCGGTAACTGATATTTTAGCAGTTAAATAATCATTCGTTGTATCGGCAGCCGAAGCTCTCACTTTATCATCAGTTGTCAAGGGCGCACCACCAGCTCCACCACCAGCTCCCGGGGTTTTGCTTCTTAAACTGGTAATACTAAACATTGTAACAGTGGTACCCCCTCCTCCTGTTCTGCCTATGACTATATCATAAATAGGGTAAACTATATCCTCTATGTTGGTATCCGATAGTAAGGTCGTAAGTTTTAAGGCATCAGATTCGGCCAACTCTCCTGAAGAGTAATGCCCCTTTGGCCTTGTAACTACAACATCATTGCCTATGCCATTACTATTTAGCTTGTAATAAAATCTGAATGTATAATAAAACCCGTTCCCGAGCAAAGTATTTCCGTTAGCATCGAGTTCAATGTCTATTAAATTTATAAGCTCCCCATAAGTTGTTGCGTTTGTTTCATCATTATAAATTTGATACAATGAGCCATCAAAAGAGGGCAGACTGGAATAATGTAATTGCTTACCAACCCCGGCCGATAAAGCGAGTTGTATTGTTAAATCGTCAATATCGGGAGTAGGGTCTTGTCCTTCGTCCCAAGCACTACCCCTGCTCCTTGCATCATCAGCCACGACCCGGGTAAAACCATAAGTGCCGACTGTGCCTTCCGCTTTACTGTCGGAGGCGTTGTTTTCTCTTCTATAACCATGGACATTTCCCCGGGCTAAAGTTGTAGCAGCATCGAAAGCGGTTACTGTACCTACAATTGCATGCGGAACGGAAGGCTTTGAGGTGCTTACGGCAATATCAGGATTGCCCCCGTTCAAAAATACGTAAATCCATGATTTTTGGCCACCATCTCCAACAGAAGGGGCGTTTCCCGGGGGTATAATGACTCTTGCCGAGCCCCCTGGGCCTGTATTTGTGGTGGTGTTTAAAAAATGCCTATTAAAATTTAATATAAAAGGTAAGTTCTTAGTCGGAAAAGCCTCGTTTGTTACGTCTGCATGTATAATGCCCCCATTTACTGAAAAAGCAACGTCCGGGGTCTGTGTTACCATACCATTTAACGTCCCTTCCAAATTAACGGAGGTGTCCGAACCATCAAAACCGCCAAACCTTACCCCCACTACCCCGTTTACAGCGTCCACCACGGCCACAAAGCCGACAGGTAGAGCATAATCAGGGGCACTGGGTCGCACATTTACAAACTTTCCGGCATTATCGGGACTTTCATAAATCAAATCGTTTATGGTCATTCCAGAAGTGTCCACGCCCACAAGAGAATCAAACACAGCTAACAGACCATCTCCCCCACTAGCCGGAATGTCTTTCATTGCCATTCCTATGCTGGTTTGAACGTCTTTTAAAGTATTGGCTTGTGCGGGTTCAACAACGGGGAGTATGCCATCAAGGTCTACTATCTTACAAATGTCCCCTTTTGGTATTATTGATATGGTATTGTTTATAACTCTGGATCGCAGCGTCCTGCCGAACCTATACGGAGGCACACCTGTTATGTGTGTCCATCCCGAAAATGCCTTGGTTGTGTCATCATAAAACATAACACCCTCTGCCTCGGTAGGTGCTGGGTTTTGAGGTATAAAAGCGATAAAATTCAAAGCCCCTTGTATCAGTTGTTTGAAGTATGCCCAGGCAACGTTAAAACCACCAGCTACCCCAGGTTTACCGAATGTAATCTGTAAATCATCTGCCGGTAAGTCCGGGGATACTATCAAGGGTTGATTAAATAGTTCTTTACCCATTAGTTAAATGTTTTTCTTATTGTCATTAATTTAGGCGTGTATATTTTTTTGGTCCGGCCGTTTTTCCAAAGCGGGTAAATGTCGGTATTGTCGTTTAGATACAATTTCATTATTTCGAAATCCTGCAAAGCGATACCCCTTGCGTCGTGCTGTTCGCCTTTTATGCCCCCTTCGCTTATTGGTGCGGTCTCTGGTCTGTTTTGCCTTTGTAAGCCCGTGAAAGTGTGGGCAATTGGTGAAATCCTGACATACTTGGAATAATTCATGTAAGCTAGTTGGAATTCAATACCCTCGAATTCGATATCGTTGTCGTCGCAGTCTTCAAAAGTTGTACCTTCTAAAAGGATTACGTTTGCGGGGGTGGCGGGGTTGGTTTGTATATCAAGCAAAAAAGCCGGGCCTAGCAATTTTTTAAATTCTTTGTTTTCAACCTCTTTTTGAAGCTGGACAAAGTTAGACACCCCACCAGTAATTAAAACTTTATTCGCCCAATTCGGGCTAATGGGTTTTATGCTATTTTGTTGAGTTATTGTCAGTAGTGCCATCCTTTTGTTGTTCTATTAAGTTTAAAGGTTTTATCTTCCAGTTAGTATTTGAAGCTAAAACTTCATTATCGAAGTTTTTGAATATTTCTTCGAAAGCTTCTTCTACTTCGACCCGGTCGTCCAGCGTAATAGCGTTGTAAAAGTTGGTAGCCTGTATTATGGCCTCCCCAGAAGTTCCGCTCAGTTTATTATCTTCGTAATCTATAAGTATAGCAGGCACGCCTTTTGCAGCTTTGCGAATATTGTTTGCAAGTTCTTTGGGCCACTCCTTGAAACGGTCGTCTTCCAAATCACTGTCTAATTGTTCGAATTTAAAACCTGTGCTGTCTGAAAACCCCCCGTCCTCTCCTACTTCGTCCTCAATTATCCAAAGCCCGTCCCCATCAACTCCTAAAGAGGCTCTGGCACTCTCTGCGAGACCCGCTTTGCGTTCTTTGGTCAAAGATTCTTGTATCCTTAAGATGGTTTTTTTGAAAAAACCATTTCGGCACTGCCTGTTTTTAAACAAAGCCATTTGTGATTCGGTGTCACAGTCCAGATAAACCTCGTCGTAGTTGCTGAGGGGGTAAAAATATTCGTTGTCAGTGAATAAAAAGAATATTTGACCTTTATAATTGTCTATGCCTTTGGCTTCATCTATTTCTGCAATAAAAGCCTTTTCGTTGACATTGAAAACATTGAAATTTTTAACGTCTTTGGACTTATATTTTTTATCTTTGTCTTTCTCCCAGTTGTCGTGCATTACTACTTTTGCATTATACCCGGTGTCGTCGGGTATCGCAAAACGGCAATTTTTGAAGGGTTTTAAATGCACGTTTACGATTTTAATATCTAAATTAAAATTGCAATGTATGTAAGAGCCTTGGTTGCGGGACAAGGACTTTGTAAAATCCCGTAAAAGGCTCTGCACTGTTATTTTTTTGCCCCTTGCGTCTGTACCAACTTCTATTTTATTTATTTTTTCATTCTCGAAGCCGGCCCCAGCCAAAAATTTAGCATAAACATTGGCCGAAGTTTTAGCGGTAACCGAGCCGTTAATGAGTTTCTCCATTAACTGGGGGTAATCGTTGTTTTCGCCAAAAAACATAAGGCCGTTAACGCCTTCATCTGTTTTCTTGATAGTCTTGTTCGGTCTAATGACTATCCGTTTATCAACTTCACTGTTTACCAATCTCTGACCTCTCGACATAGAATCTTGTTTTTACCACGAAAACCACGTTTCTAGCTAGAAACGTGGTAGTTTTATAAAATTGTTTTTTTTAAAGCTCTTCGTCGGAAAGGTAATCTTTCAAAGCTCCAAATACATTTTCTTTATTCGGGTTGCCTTTTACAAGGTCTAAGCTTTTAGCTATTTTTAAAGCCTCTTTAAAACCGTCGGCTTCAATAACATCTAAAATGTCTTTTTCGGTATATTCAACCTCTTCAACTTTTTCACCTGGGAGGCGGATAAAATCTTTTTCTTTTAAAGCGCGTTGTTTTAAAAGTTCTTTTGCTTTTTCATCCGTAAGGCTTGCGCCCATGATGTGCAAGTGACCTGCAACCAATACGCCTTTTTTAAATACCCCAGGGATATACTTTCGCCCTTCCCAATTAGGGATACACGTCCGTTTTAATTTTTCTTTTGCCATTTTATAGTCTTTTTTAAGATTTGCATAATATTTGCGTTGCGAAGCGGCACAAGTCTTTGGCTGCCCCCCGTTCAAATACAATTTACTGTAAATATTGATCAAAGTCAATGAATGTTCGGAGGAGATTATCTCCTCCACATCCATTTTCAAAAGTCTGTTTAATTGTTCTAACATTTTAAACTTGTGCGATTTCCTGAGCTTCTAACATTGTTAAAGTAGTGGCGTAATCCGTAGCCAATACGGTCCACCAAGGATACTCCTCCTCCGCTCCTGCCTGGCTTGCCAATTCAACAGCTATCGCGCCGTTGATGTCATTTGCCGTCCACTCTAAAGTGGTCTTATACATCCCGTTTTTGATACCGAATGCCCGGAAAGTTCCATCTCCTCCAGAAACTTTATCAATCATTTCAACAACTACAAATAAATCGCTCAGTGCGTCAATGTTTTCCACATCCTCGGCCGTAAATTCAAAGCCTTGGAAATTGAACTTATTTGTATACCTGTCCGCCCTGTCCTCAGCAACTACCAAGGAGGTGCCTGGGTTAAAAAGTTTCTTGACTCCGGTAGCCACAAATAATTTTTTTGTAGAAATCATTTGGATTGCCGTAATCTTCGAAAGGTTGGTCACATCAAAAGTAAAACCCGCCTCCAGTCTATTGCCTACCCACACCTTAACCTCTACTCCTGCAACAGGCTGGTTTACGCATGTTGAGGCAATATCTTTCACTATACCATCTACACATCCCATATTCTAAAATTTTTAAGATTAATAGCCTACTACCATCATATACTCCTCAAGTAATTTGGAGTCAAGTGAGAAACCGTAAGCGATATTGTTTTCACGTTCTTTCTTTTCGTACCATATTTCAAGTTCGTCGAAATCGCTTTCGTTTAAAGTAGCGATAGGTATATTCTCAGGGATTGTAAATACGATCCTATTAGGGTTGTCAAAAGCATTATTTGTGCTATTATCCTCAGCGTCTTCCCGGGTATCCAAATCCCAAATGGTTTCCATATTTATAACAGGGTAACGATTCCACTTTAACTCCCTAAAACCCTCCTCAGTAAGTGTAATAGTGAAATTTTCACCAATCGACTGCAAGGACTGTCTGTAATTTTCCCAAATTTCACCGGAAACGTAAATTTTTGCGTCCGGGTGGCTTTTCAATCTTGGGTCGGCTAAAGCTAAAACACCTTCAAAATAAGTGTCTTTTGCCAAATCAGTCGTTAAAGCTAATTGTGCGGGTTTAGTAATCTCCGCATTTAGAGCTATAGTAAAACGGCTCAAAGTCGCACCTCCGACAGCGTCAAAAATCTGCTCCCAAAGTCCGTCAAAATAATCGTAAAATTTAACATCTCCTGCGGAAATAAGGCCCGCAGTTCCAGCTCCTGATACAGCAATATTTAAATCCGCATACCAAACAGCTCTCCATATAGTTGCAACAATCGACTCTTCGATTAATATAACAAAGAAAATTTCAAGGTCTGAACCTTCGATTTCATAATTTTCCCGGTATTGGGTAATTTTCTTAAAGTAAGCTTTAAAAAGGGCGTTTAGTTCTTTATTGCAATGTACTAAAGTGTCCTCAATTCCGGCAGGGACCCAATTCTTTTGGGTCGCAACACTTTGCGCTCCTGATGTTTTACGTGTGCAAGTCGCAGTCCCCGCAATACCAGTTTTCCCAAACTGACTTGCAAAAACTATTTGTTCATTCATAGTGACACCTGTTTTAAAGGAGCCGTGCAGTGCTTGAAATTCAGGTCTTTCAAAGACCCTTTCAATGATAAAGTCCTTTATTTCCTCGGACTCAATAGGATTGAGCGTTAAGCCCGATAAATCTATTCCGTTTGCCATTATTTTGTAGTTTTATATGAAAATTTAGTTTTTCCACCCTCGCCTTCGCCTGAAGGCCCATTTGGTTTTGGTTTTTCACCTGAAAATTTATTCCTGAATTCATCAAATGAATTTTTAACCGCTGTTAGGTCTTCGCCCAATTTGCTGTGATCTTTTTGCAAATTAAGTACTTTAGTTTCTGAGGCTGTCAACTTGTTTTGAAGTTCTGTTTTTTCTTCTTTTAAGTCGTTAACTTCTTCTTGCAGTTCTGCAACCTCTGCGGCTGCCTCTTCTTCGGCTTCTTTAATTTCCGTAAGCGCCCCACCTTCGAACACATAAATAGTCCCGTCTGCAAGGGTGTGCTCCCCCTCGGCTGGAACGCCTGCGGCGGTTGCCGTGTCCCCTACTTTAATCTGTTCGACGGTTTCAACCTCGCTACCAAAATCAAGTTCCACCCCGTTAACGTCTTGAACGACGATATTTTTAGGGGAGAATTTGTTCAACAATTTGTTAATTGCTTTTTCGATAGAACCCAGTTGTTTTGTCTCTTTTTGATTCATCTCCGTTTCGTTATTAGTTTGTATTAATTGATTTTCTAGATTGTTCCATTTTGTAGATTTTACGAAGTTAAGCGCTAACATTTCGTTAGCGCTCAAAATCCGCTCTTCTTTCATCAGTGCCAAAATTTCGTCAAGGGTTTTACCGGACACCTCCACATAAATATTAGCTACTTTTAATTTTTCATCTTCGAGGTTTTTTGCGGCTATTCTAAGAGCGTTGTCGTCCCCTGCTACCTCCAGCCAAGGATTATGTATAAGCCCCCTTGAGTTCGGGGACATCCAACGGTTTTCAGTGGATAACAGTATTTGCATTCCTGCACTTGCGCAAGTCCCCAGCACCCCGATAGAAGGGTTTAGCCCCAAGGCCCTGATAGCATCATATATTTTTAGAGCCTCCCATGAATTACCGCCCGGGGTATCCAAGATTATGTCTTTTCCGGCATCTATGAAGGGCATTATTATGTCAAGATCGATGTCGAACCCGACTTCGCCTTTTAACAAAATACCGTTTTCACCTATTTCTTTAGGGGGTATCGTCTCGAAGAAAAAGAAAAAGTTTTGTACCCCTTTATTTTTTAACCACTCCTCCGCTTTCGGCTGGTCGAACTTAGATTTATTAAAGAGAACGGATTTTTTTACCCCGTTCTCTTCGTACCTTGCTATGAATTTATCCATTTATTTTATGTTAAAACCCCTTCAAAATGTCGGCCCAGATTAAATTTTAATTGTCCTTTGTTTGTTTCGAAAAATATTACCTGGTGTCTTGATTTTCCTTTTTTAACTTTTACAATTTCAGTTTTTAAAGGCAGTTTTTTTTCAGCGATTTTTTTGTACTCTTTATTTACAAAAGTTTTTAACTCCCCCTTCAATGGAAGTTTTACCGCTCTTTTAATAATGTACTCGTTGGCCAAATCAACATTTAACCAATTCTCAAATAGCCAAATAATAATTTTTTTCATATTGTGTGTTTATAGATTTCCACAAAGTTATAAATTTTTTCTATAAAAAGCAAACACTTATAATTTTTGGCTATACCAACGATGTTTCCTTGTTTGAGGTCTGCCCGTTTTGCGCAGCTGTGACCTCGTCCACCACTAATATTTTTGCAGAGGTTTGAGGAGGTTGTATTTGCAAAAGTGCGTCCCTTGAAACTATGCCCTGGTTAATTGTTGGTGCTGTCAAATCCGCCCCCTGTGTCGACGCCGGAACCCCGCCCCCCGTCGGTATGCTTTGACCTCCCCCGGAGTCTCCGGGCAAACCGCTTTTTATAGATAATATTTTTTTCACGTTCGCAAGACCCGCCACAACCGCAGCCGCTGCCGCTGCAATACCTAAAGCCGGGCCAACAACGGGCACGCCTGCCAAAGCCGCATAAGCGGCAGTAGCACCCCTGTAAGTGTTTACAGCCGTTTCCGCAACCGCCGCAGCTTTTCCGATAGCTGTTTGTTTTCCAAATATTGCCGCAATATTACCAACAAATCCAGAGGCCAAAGATAATTTAGCGTCTGTCTCGGCTTCTGCAATAGCCTCCCGGGCGTTTGCAAACTTCTGATCTATTAAAGTCGTGTCCGCCCCTACTTTTTGGGCGAATTCGATTTCTATAAGCCTTTGTTCTTCGAGTTCCGCCCTTTTACTTTCAAGCCTTGCAAGTACATTTGTTTCTTGTAAGGCAAGTTCATTTTCCTCATTGATAATTCGCCTCTGTTTTTCAGCGTCAAGGTGGGTTTTTTCTTCTTCTAGTCTTTGTTTTAAAATTTCGACTTCCTGCTTTGCTTTTTCTTTTAATATTTTTGTTTCTTCGGCAGCGTTTTCTTTTAAAGTTGTCTGCCTTTCACGTTGTAAAGATTTTTCTTTTTCAAAATTTGCTTTTTGGACATTAAAAACGTTGGCCTCCAATTGCGCCAAATCGTTTAAATCTTCTTTTGTACTTTTAGATAATTTATTTTGCTCTGCCCGGATAAAGGCTCTTGTTTTTGCTGTTTCTAAATTGTTCTCCAGTATTTCTTTTTCTTTTTTTATGACCTCGTCTAAAAAAGCTAATCTTTGTTTGCTGTCAAACTCGTCTTTTTTAGCAGCATCCGCCCTTAACTTGGATACATCCCTTTGCAGCTTTGCATTCTCGACTGTGTTTGCCCTCACTGTTTTATCTAAATTTGCCTGCAAATTTGCCAAGCGTATGGCTACTGCGATTTCCCTTTCTGTCTCATCTATGATGTCGGTTATTGCGTCTTTAGCTTTCCCGAAAGCGTCCACCGCCTTATCTGAAAAATCTTCGATGCCCAGGGTCACTTTAGCCACTGCGTCCCCTGCCACTTTTCCAGCTTCCGCAAATTCACCTTTAAATAGTAAAGAAATAGCTTCGCCTAATTTTGGTATAAGTTCCAAAAGCCCTTCAAACCTGTTTATCAGGTTTTCTTTGATTGCTTCAACAAAGCTGTCCAGGGCTTCCCGGGGGTTGGTAAAAGTGTCAAACAGTGCTTCCCCTACATCTGATAATAAATCAGATAAATTTCCAAGTATGACCCCAAAAATAGCCATTATTTTATTTAATTTATTTTGTCCCTCTTCGCTAGATGTAAAGAATTCTTTTAAGGCGAAGCCCGCAGCAATCAATAAACCCAAAGGGCCCAGGGCCACTTTCATGGCAGTGCCAAAAAGTTGCATAGCTGATGAAGCTTTCCCTAAACCGGGGATTAATTGGGATGTTGCACCGAAAGCACCTTGTATGCCTTCGGTATAGTTGCCGACATTCCGACGTGTGTCGCTCGTCGCTTTCTCTTCCTTTTTTAGTTCTTCGGTAAGTTTCTTTTTTTGCGCTACCAGGGCTTTGCCGCTGTCCGTATTGGTTCGCTCCTCCCGGCTAAGTTTCGCCCACTGGACTGTCGTTGTCGCAAGCTCGGCACGCAAGGCGTTTATACTGCCTTTGTTTTCTTTGTTGGTAAGTATTACGTTTTTGGTAAGTTTTTGGTTTTCCCTTAGTTGTTTTTGCTCCAATTGCAATTGGAGGGTAAGTTGTTCCACGGCTTCGCCCTGGTCGTCCTCCGCCTTTTCAAGGGCTTTGATTTCTTCCTTTAGGGATTTAATACTTTTACGTGAATCTGCACTGTCTTTCAGGAGTGCATCCACATTTATATCTAATTGGAATAATACTTCTTTTTCAGCCATAACTTTCTATTTTAAAACCAGGGGTCCCCCTCTCCGTCTTCCCAGTCAATCCCTACCCCGTCAACCCAAACATTTAGATCCGGGGGAGTCAATGGTGTTTTGTCGCTTATCCTTATAAGTTCCAACCTTGTCGGCTCTTTAGATCGATCCGGATTAAACCTGCTTATTTTATTGATGAAAAAAGACCCGTTTAATTCCCTTATAAAATATTGTTTGAAAAACTCAAAATTCTTTATGTCCTTAAGGGTTAACCATTTTGCTGCTTCGTACCATTTCGGGTAAGTTATAATTTCATCTAAAAAATTGTATTCGCTGTCAAGCGAATAAAGTGCCGCTTTCGGTAATTTTAACGAAGCGGAGGCGTTAGCGATTACCCCTGTCTCAAAATATATTACAGTTATATCGGCATCGGTTAAACCGTCCGCTACCATAAAGGTAAAAGTTTTAAAAGCTTCTTTTGCGGACAAGTCCAAAAAGGTATCGCTCCCGACTATGTCGACAGGAGGCACATATGCATCAATCTCAAATAGTGTTTTTTCTAAATCCAGATTTCTATTATTGGAAATCAGGGTTTTTGAATTTAAAAGATTGTCCCCGTTTTCAAATACCGTGCCAAACTTGATTATGTTTTGCTGGGCGTAGCCCGGTATTGATGGTTTAAAAACAGGTTTCCCTGTCAGCCTATCCGAGAAGTCCACGACTTCGGCCAAGTTTTCCAGGTCGTCAAACCTTGCCAACCTTATCACAGGTAAGCCATTTACCTCCAGTTCATCTTTAAGGATGTTGAATTCTTGCATAAAAGAATTTACGAAGTCGTACAGCGTTTTATCTGCCTTGTCCCTTATATCTTTGTGCGGCAAAAACGGCAATTCTTGCCCACCATCCTGGAAATATATCGTAAAATTATCAAATGTACCTGAAACATTTATACTTATTTCTTTTGAATCTATAAACATGGTCGGGGCTATAGGGTCGTCCCAGATATTGCCGGGCAAAACCCCGCCGGATGTTAAGAAATTTACGCCGAAAGTATCTTCAATATATTCGAAGATGGTTTTTGCGTATATGCAAAAATGACCTCCGTAAGATTCAGTTACTATTTGCACTTCTGGGGGTACAGGGGGGTCGCCCTCCTCAAATTTGGTATACAAAAATATCGTGTTTAATCTTTCAACATCTGCGTTCTGGGCATCTAATAGAGGCTGGGCAAACAAGTTGCCCCAGGTCATCGGTAAAAGCAGGCCCTCCGTGTTGCCTGCAAACTCAGCTATGAAATTTGGGAAAGTCCCGACAAAAGGACTGGAAAGGGAGTAGAGGCCTTTCTCTGTCTTTAGCCAACCTATAAAACTATTGACAAAGTCCGGCCACAATACCCCTTTTAATTCATCCCAAATGTCTGCTTTTTCAAATATAAATAAGCTTATGCGATCTCCATCTATTTGGTCGACCCTGCATTTGCCGTTAGTTATCAGTTGTTCATTGTCTACCCAGTAATTACAAATTGACGAGTCGTATATTTTTGTCGATAAGCTCTGCGGGTCTTGGGCGTTTCCAAAAACAGCTAAGTTATTAGATGTTTTCGGAATTGTGAAGGTGTTAGTCGTGTTTATTAAAGTTGTCCCCGGCTCCTCAATATTATAGCTTTGCAAGTCCACACCTATAGCGGTCCGCTCGTCAATGTCAACATCGATGCCGTTAATCCTTAAAAGCCTCATATCATTGAAATAGTGAAATGTTCGGGCAAAGTTATTACTACATCTATTTTACCGAAAGTTCGTTTTCTTCTTTTGACCACAGGGTCGGGCACTTCCTGAACAACTTCCAGCCAATCTTTGGCGGCGTCGTCCGTTCCCGAACCGATATATAAATAAACCCTTGGGCTATCATAAATATCTGTCAATGCTTCCAGTTCAGAAGTGTTAACTTCTGCTGTTAAAGCTATTTTACGGCTGTTTTTAAAACCGATATTCTGTTCATTGCTTTGGTCGGTTAAAATACTCGTAATAAATTTATTTACATTGCCTATTTTTTCCAAGGTGTCCGTTGTCCGATAAAATTTATTAAACGGGAAAAACCTATATTGTCCCTTCTTATCAAGATATTTCAATATCAAATCGCCGGTACAGGATTGCACCGGAACAATTTGCTTGCTTGCGACGTTCACAAAGTTAACCGTGAAGTTTATCGTTCTTATGGCAGTTGCTAAAGTTTTGTACCTATAATATCCGATTTGGCTCATTAAGAAAAATCTTTATGTTGTACTAAAACGTAACCGGAGGCGTTATTGAAAGGCACTGCCTGGTCGAAGTCTCCTCCTGTTAATCTAGTCATATTAAAATTGCCTCCGCTGTAGTCGAAAATAGCACCGTTGATGTTTCCGGTTGCAACGTTCAAACTGGACAGGTCCCAAGTCTGTGTACCCCCGGCGTGTATCACTGCCTTCATTCCTACAATTTTATGCCCCGCTGGCAAAGCCCAAGCGACTGCAAAACCAGAATTGGCGTCCATATCCCACGCCGAAAAAGCAACCTCCTCAGTGATTATGTCCCCGCTTGCAAATACTAAATTGGCCTGTAGCCATGCCAATATTGTGGCCCAGGTACTATTTTTTGTTGTGTTGCCCGCTAAACCCTGGCCCACCCTGTGGGTTAATATCGGGTCTACGTCTGCTCCTTGTTCAAATAATCTAGGCATAATATTTTATACTAAAGTGAATATTGTAAAATCGCTATCGTCAAAGTCTGTAAATATTGCATCGTCAAAGTCCAGGGCGTTGCCCTCTGTTAACACCGGGCCATCAATTGCAACGTCGTTGGCCGGGTCATCGTTGTAAAAATAAACATAGACTATCCCGCCTATAGGTGCAAAATAAATTTGGCTTTCGTTATTGAATTGTTCGTCTAAATTTGGATTTTCCCCGAACTGGGCAGCACCATGTACAAAATCAATTTCGACTTCTTCAAAAGTTGCTGCGTTGTCCGGGTCGACGAATCTTATTTTAAGTATTTTTGTTATGTTTTCGACAAATAAAAAAGTTTCCGTGAGTTGGAAGAAATCATCAAAACCCTCCATGATGCTTTTTACCGGGTCGTTGGCGATAAAAACAAAAAGCCGGGTTGTTATCGTCGGGTCTCTATAAGGTATCGCCTTATAAGTCTCCAAAAGCAAGTCTGCATCGTCCCTTATTTCTACGTGCAGCACGTCCGGTACCGACCCCGAATAAGTTACTTCGGCAATAAATACAAGTGTCGAGTGAATGGGTTCGAGATTCGAACCATTTACTTTATTATCTTGTGATATGGTTATATTGCTTATCGGCATTATCCTTTACTCTTCTTGTCTGGTTTTTGATTTTTATATTCTTCCATGACTCTCTCTATTTCACCAAGAAGCGTCCCGTTTATATTTTTAGTTTTGGCAATGTGTTCTAAATTACCCCCTGCTATAAATATTGATTTTATTAATTCTCTTTTTGTTTTTTCCATAATTTTTTTTATTTTAAACCTTTGGTATTTCTGCCCAAAATTCAGGGGTCCCGTCAGTTACGTTACCCTTATGCCAATTCCCATTTTCGAAATGTGCAAAATCGTAGCAGCCTTCTTCTGTTTTTACTAAATAAGTATCAAATTTCTCAGGGAAATCGTTTACACTTTTATATTTTTCTTCGGCCATATCCGTTTATTTTAATTCTTTAATTATTGCACTTTTAAAATCCTGAACCAAAGAAAATACCAAAGAACGGTTAAGCTCCCCCATTTTCTTTCGTGTTACCACGTCGGAGACAAGGCCCCCAGCATTATGTTTGTTCGGTACTTCCCAGCCTTCCCTGGCTTTTTTCCAAGCTACCGCAAAAGGGTTTAAGTTTACCTGTTTATCCTTAACCCATTGGTCCAGGAAAGTCGAACCTGCCCAACCTACCCAGGCTTTTAAACCCTCTTCGGTCTGGTCTTTGTTTGGCCCCCTTCCATTTTCGATATAATCGGTATAGTTTTCGCCAAGTATGCCCAGCTTTATAGTTCCGCCCTCCCTTCTTTGGAAAGGTTCCAGGCTTTTAGCCCAGCGCCCGGAAGCCCTAAGACCTAAACGGTCATAATTTATTACGAGTTCGTCCTCTACTTCGCCAAGCCATTTATTTATAATTTCTTCGACCATTGTTATTTACCTTCAATAAATACCTGAACCCTTTCCGGTTCGCCCGCAGCTTTCCTGCCATCGGCAAAAGTTATCTTCGCCCAAAATATCCAGACTCCTGCCTGGTCCAATTCGCTTGGTTCTGAAAATTCAAACTCAATATCCTGTGTACCCACTATTGTGGCGTCAAATTGACCTGCCGACCCATCAGGTTTAAAAAATTTCAACAGTGTTTCGGTTGCACCTGTAAGGGTTACCCCGGTCTCCGCCGTTATTTTTAAATTACTTTGGTCTAAATATATTTTACCGTTTGCCATTATTTATTATTTAGAAACTCGTTATCCAATGACCATCCTGGGACATCTTCTTTATTCTCGTATATTATCGTACCCTCTGGTAATTTCTTATTTGGTAGAAAAATATAAAATGCCAAACTAATTGTTCCGCTTCCTGCGATGCCTCCCATAAATGTAGCTTTAACATCTTTTATGTTGTAGGTTCGTCCTTGTTTTCTATCTCGTTTATCTTTCAAGTGTCCAAGCAAAAGACTACTTCCAGAACCAACAAAGAAACTAATAGCTTTCGCTAACCAAGGCTTCATTTCTGTATCTTCCAATATATTATATGCAGCACAATTAAATACAACACCTGTAAAATATCCAAATCCGCCATGTGCCTGTTTATCCTGTTCGTTAAAATCTACGCCCCAAATTAGTCCGTTTTGAGCATTTGCCAAAATCGGAATAAGTAGCAATATTACAGTTAATTTTTTAATATTCATTTCTTGAAAAATTGGTGTAAAAATCATTTAGTAGTGTTGAAATAGTTGCAGCTTCTGCGTCATCTGCAACACTATCAATAATTGCGTAACAATTTAATAAAGCGTTACTGTATGAGTTGGTTACAGCGTCTTGGTTTTGAGCCAAAATAGCGACAGTCGTGTCCGGCTTTTTAACAACATCGACCCCGGAAGTTCTCACCACCTTAACCGCCCCATCTTTATAAACGGTCATGTCGGAAGCATTAAAGCGTGCACCAATGGATACGCCCCTCGCATCTGCTACCGAATCAGGGATGACACCTTGAAAAAACAAACCGGGGGCTAGTCCAGCCAAAGATAAAATCCTGAATTGACTTTGAGGAGCTATCTGCGAACTCCCGCCTATTAATGTGCCTGAAGGTGTTTCCGTCCTGCAATAAACCAACAGTCCGGCGGTATTTAAGCCTAAAGCTGAAACACCCAGAGGACTAAATCCAGTATCCGCATACTTATTACTTCCGTTGCCTTGCAAACCTCCACTTACGCCGCTTTCAGAATAGTCCCCGCCTATAAAATTATTATTTGCATCATAAGTATTCCCTAAAAATACACTTAAACTTTCATCACCGTTTAAGAACAACGGGGTTAAACCTGCGGCTAAATTATCTCCGACAAATAAATTAAGTCTTAAAAATCGGCTTCTTAAACCCGCTGCTTTTACGGCCAATACAAATGTATTTACCCTATCTTTTGTTGTTGCTGAAATAGTTCCACCATTAGCAAGGACACGTGTTTCCCATGACGATACTTCTATATCAAATAAAGGAGGTGTGTCTTCTATACCAATAGGACTCTGTATAATCAAATTAGTAGTTATGCCTGAACTAATAACTTTTTCTTGAGTTATTGGGCTAGCCAAAATTTTCTCTTTAGTAATCGGGGATTGTATGGTTATATTGTCTTTACCCATTATTGTATGAATACCGTATTAGGTGAAGCCGCAAAGTCTATGTTTTCGGCATACATATTTATCTCGACGACTATGTCCCCGCTGGTTATTTCCAGATCATTATCACAACCTACTTGGGCAATTGCTTGCGCGAGTAACTGCATCAGCTCTTTTAATCTTCGGTCATATTTTTGTTCGCTAGTTTCATCAAGGTCTGCGGCTTGGCCGTCTGTGTCAAATTTCCGGCCCAGCATGATTAAACAAGTGTAGGTTATTTCTGTTATCCGGCCATTCATGTAAGTGGGTTGTGCCCGAAAGTCGGCGACCATCACCAATTTACCATTATCGTATTGTTGTGCCGTCTGGGCACTCTTATAGAATTCGTCGACACCGTAAACAAAAAGCCAATCTTTACTTAAAGCGTGGGCTTCCAAAGCCCCTATAATATCGAATTGGTCCATTTAGCAAAATTATAAATAAAATTGATAAGAAACAAATTTCGTATAGATTGAATTTATATGGAATTTGTTCAAAGAGATTTTCTCCCGACAAACGACAAAATCCCTTCAAAGAGATTTGAGATTTGTTCAAAGAGATTTTCTCCCGACAAACGACAAAATCCCTTCAAAGAGATTTGAGATTTGTTCAAAGAGATTTTCTCCCTATCCGGCACAAAAAAAGCAGAGCCCTAGCGGAGCCCTGCTTTTATATATTTAAAACCTGAATGAGGCCACAAACGTACTAAACATTTTGGAACTTACCAAGTTCTTTAAGCATTAATTTTTTCATTTGCCTACCAAACCAATAATTTTCAAACCAATGTTCTTCGTCCAGCCAATCCGTGCAAGCCCAAAATCTCGAATCTTCGCTTAAAAGCCCCAGGTCTTTTTTTACCCTGTGTATTTGGATTCGGTAGGTTACCGAATACCAAAGCCATTTGACCCAAACCTTATCTTTTAATAGTTCGTACATGTAAAGTATAAAATACAGCGATATAAAATATATCATGAAAACTAGGGTAATTGTCGTATACCATTTCATAATCATGTTTTTTTGTTTTTGTAAATTGTATTTAATTTTTCATTAAATTCGTTTCGGTCGGCTTCGAGTTTCAACTTGGTAAAACAAAAGTCATACTCTAATTTCCCTACCTCCTCGAAGTTAAGCGAGTACCACACGGCCAATTTATCAAATTGTATAAAAGACCCGTAATCATTGAATTTTTCTATACCTGCCTGTATTTCTTCGGCGCTTGGGGCATGCCCCAGGAAGTCCGACTCCATGTTGTTGATAGCTGTTACCTGTTCGATAAAATAAAGCCTTGCCTTGTGCAATTCGAAAATAGATTTAAGCCCCAGGGCCTTAAAACTGATATCTTTTAATTCTGAAATAGATTTAAAAAATATTTCCCAAGTTAAACCCTGCTGGGCGTAATACTGAAAATCCTTTACGGTTCCAAACGAAAGCTCCAAAAAACTGCCCAGGGCGAAAACGTCGAAAGGTTCGAAATTCCCGTACCTTAAATAAAGGTCGTATTGGCTCCGGTCTTTTAAAGACGCATAGTCTTTAAATGTTAGGTCTTTTACTTGCATTTTTTAGGGGCAGAAGGTATTTTATTATCTAAAATATCTAAAATATCTAAATATTTCTGGGCTTCCACTCTGTCGCTTATTTTTTCTTTTTTGGTCAAATTTTCATAAGGGGTGTTTATTTGCCTTTTCCATCTATCTACCGCCCATTTAGGGATTACCAAAGACCCCTCTTCTGCTTGTATTGTTCCCGGTTTGTAAGGAATACTCTTTGAAAACATGTAACTCGTCCATCCCGCCCAACTTAGGTGAGCCTGTTTTGCTAATTTTTCCAACATAATATAGATTTTTAATGAACAACAAAGATAAACATATTTATCATCACTACAAAGCTTTTTGCCCTTTTCTTACAAAAGGCTTTAATACTTGCATGGTTTTATATCTTGCCCCGTCTAGTAAGTGGCAAAATGCATCAATAGGGATTTCTCCTTTTTTATCCAGCCAGATCCATTTATTTAACTCCTGTTCTAAATTCGTGCTTTCGGGGGTTATTATAATCTCATAACCTGTAATCTCTTTTATGTCCTCCACTATTTTATTTTTTGGAAAACCGTGGATATTAAATCCTTTTTTGGCAAGGTCTTTGATAGTCCGCTTTGCCGAATTGTCAGCTGCAATTAACTTTTTGTCTGGTACCCTTGCTTTTAACCTGTCCCCCAGTTCATCAGTTGAGAGGTTGTTTTCGTAAAGTTCCTCATGCCAATATATTTTCTTTGCTTTCTTATCGACTGCCACTTTAACAAGTGCATCCGGGTCTGTTACCCCGAAGTCAAGACCGTAACCAAACGGTAAAGTTTCATCAAATTCACCAAAGCGCCAATTTGTAAAAATTGCACCCTCCAGCTGCCCAAGTTCACCAAGCCCATAGACCTTCCACCAATTTTCAAAGCCTGGTTTATCCTTTTTGGCTAAAAGGTTTTCTTTCTCCCTTTTGGGCAGGTAGGGGTTATCTAAGAAAGTAGATTTGATTAGCACATAATCGAAATTAGGCATGTGCTTTTCATGCAACCAAAATTCTGCCGATGGGTTGAAATCTATAAAGGTTGCTATACTTGTCCGGGCGTTCATCAGCTCAAAAATCTTGTACGCTATCCTTCTATTTGCTTCATTGATATAAAGTATTTCACGCCGGGGGCCGGTTGCTTTCGCCTCGTTGCCTTCGATACCTACAAAAGTAAACTTGCATTTACCTATAAAATATTTGTTTTCTGATTTATTGCGGACACTTGCCGGGTCGATGCCCTCGTCTGTGAGAACATCCTCAAAATCCTGTATAGCCCCTTCTTTAAGGTGGGGTAAAGCATAAGACGCAATAGTTATCCGCTTGCGGCTCTTGCTATATTTAGCGATGTTGTAAAGTAATTGTAATATTGATACATTTTTAGAACTGCCCTGCCCACCCTGGTTACAAATTAGTGTTTGCGTACCTTTGTATTTTAAATAAGCCGCAAGGTTCCAGCTAAATACTTCAGTCGTTTTCATTTGCTTCGGTTGGTTCGTTTTCTTCTATTGCGGAGGTCGGGGCATCTTCGAGCATAAGTCTTGCATTTTCAAAAATTTGATCCCAAAGCCTGTCGAAATGTTCAAAATCGTATAATCCCATAATATTTAATCCCCCTTCATTATTTTATTATAAAAATTAGTTGCTTGTATTGTAGATTCCTTGGAAGTTTCCCCCAATTTATTATGTAATTTATCTTCCGGTCTTTTAACCATTGTGACACTCAAAACATCTTTAAAAAAAACCCTCAATAAACTCTTCGTAATTACTTTCACTGCCCATAATATTTAATCTCCATCCATTAGTTCGTTCAGGTTATCCTGTGTTATTTGGTCAACCACTATTATAGTAGTTTTTAATTTTTCACCCCCAGTGGTGTGGTCTACTTCGTGGCGGTCTGCCCACTTTTGGCCCTTCTCGGGATCGATCCTGCCCCTCCTGTTCTTTAGCCAAATGTTAATCGCCGCAACGTCCGGGACGACGTGTTTTGTAGTCGTGGTCGTTTCGTAATCGTCCAGGGATTCTTTAACCTTTATCTCGTCATAAGTATATCCGTTAGCTCTTTTAAACAGGCTCTTAGTTACTTGCATGTCCGCAGTTTCCTTGCCCCTTTTAATGGACTCAAAGAATTCTGGTTCTGCTATCTTCCAATTGTTGACAGTTGTTTCGGTTACGTTGAAAAAACGGGCGAATTCTTTATCCGTTGCTCCAAGTAAAGCAAGTTCGTAAACCTGTTCATTGTATTCTGTTTTATATTTCGTCGGCTGTCCTGCCATAACTTAAAAATTTTTTATCCATTCGTCAACCCTCTCCTTAGTCGCTTTGAGTCTTTGGGACTCCATCGCTTTTACAACTGCCCCGCGAAGGTCCCTGTTAATCAATATCTTTTTATCTCCTATGAAAAAATACTTTTTTGTTTTGGGCGGTTTTAAAATCATATGCAAAGGTATAAAATTAACAATAAACCACCAAACCCGCAACCCATACCCTCCATTTTGCCCTGAAAAAACCCATTGTTTACCACACCTGTCTACCTTGCAGCGTTTTTGTAAACAACAATTTAAAGCCCTTGTTTACCGCTCCGGCCTTTAAAATCAACCTTTCCTATATACTAACGGGGTTAAAAGCAACAATAAACAAGACCTCCTAGAATATATAATATACAATATACTAAAATTCTATATTATACATAATGCTATATTTACTATAATATATTACCCTATTTATTGTTTATCTTGTTTACATCTATCAAAACCCCCGGTTTTACTGGGCGGAGGCGTAAACAAGAATCGGGTTTATTGTTTACATCTTGTTTACCTGAAATGGAAAAGCCCTTAAAATCAAGGTCTTACAATGTAAACAACATTTTTCTCCCGACAAACGACAAAAACTCTTTGAAGAGTTTTGAGATTTGTTGAAAGAGATTTTCTCCCGACAAACGACAAAAACTCTTTGAAGAGTTTTGAGATTTGTTCAAAGAGATTTTCTCCCGGCAAACGACAAAAACTCTTTGAAGAGTTTTGAGATTTGTTCAAAGAGATTTTCTCCCGGCAAACGACAAA